CGCGAGGTGCAGATCTTGGTCGCAGCGATCGGACCTTCAGCGGTCGCCGGCGTGCTGGCGTCCAGATTGATGACCGTGGTGGTGGGCGCGGCGGCCGACGTGGACACGCGGAACAGCTTGCCGTCATTCAGGCCGGTCGGCGCGACAACGGTGAACCACTGGCCCTTTTGCAGGGTGGCCCAGGAGTCCGCGCCCGAGGTGGCCACCGAAGCGGTCAGCGTACCCGAAGCGAACGTCACCGAAGAACCCGTGCCCTGCACGCCGTTGGTGCCGAAGACGGTCCAGGTGGACTCCATCAGCGAGGCCAGCAGGCGGTCGTACTCGGCGTAGCTCAGCTCAGCCTGGATGCCGCCGGCCGACGAGGCGCTGACAGCCACCTGCGACAGCGTAGTGCGCGAGGAGTTGATTTCCTTCGAGGTCTCCTTGGTGAGGTCGAAGTTGAACGACTCGCCGGTGACTCGCAGGTCATAGCTGTTGCCGGTCGCGGGAATCGTGCCGAGCACAGATTCCAGGATGTAGCGCATCTGAACGCGCGAGGTGCTTGCGAGTGCCATGTGGTGGGCTCCTTTTCAGTGGAGTGTAGGGACGATGAGATGTGCCAGCAAACGAAAACAGCAGACTGAAGTCACTGCTGACAGCACTGTTAAAACAAGGTGTCAGCCTCAAACGGAATCGCGACTGGGTAGTAAACCCAACCAAGATGAGGACTGTCTTTGTGGGGCCGAGAACCCCACAACCGCAAGGCGCCGATCGAGCGCTGCTGCAGCGAGGGGACGAAGTGGTCAAGCAGGGCGTTCGCCTTCGCGGAACCCTCGCCTTCGCGCACCACGGCCGAGACAACAACCAGGCCGTGATCGCGGTGATTCTGCGAACCCAGGTCGATCTGTTCGCCGTCAAAGTACGTTATGCCAACCCGCAGGAAGGGGTTGTGCTGCGTCTGCGTATCGACCAGGAGACGGTTGTCGTACTCGATGATGAGGGTGTAGTCCGACCAGGTGGCCTTGCGCGCCTCGATCAGACCAACGATGGCTTGCCGTACCGATTCGCGGCTCATGAGTCAGAACTCCACAGCAGGGTTTCGCCGCGCGAGTACTTGGCCACGACGTAGTACATCATCATGTCGAAGGGAGGCAAGTGCTGAGGGCGCAGCTCCTTGCCCTCCGGGCCCTCGCCCTCATTGACCTGCATGGCGTAGTCGACCGGGTTCTCGAAGCGCACCTTGGTATTCCAGTGCATCTTCGAGATCTGATCGACGGCCTGCTCCATCGCGTACATGGCCGCCTCGCCGTCGCCGATCTGCACCGACTTGAACGTGTTGTCCATGAACCCGCCGGTGTGGCCCTTCTTGAACCAGGGCACCACGGTGGCCGGCCCGTCGTTGGTCAGGCGGATCTGCCAGTTCACGGCCAGGTTCCCTGACCACTGAGGCGTGTGCATGACGAGGTCCTCGAAGACCTCGCCCACGAATTTCTGGTAGGCCTTCGTCACCCCACCCTCGGCCTTCTTCTTGGCCTCGGTGAGGGAACGCTGCATGCTGCGCAGGCCTTGGACGTCGAGCATCAACGCCTCCGGATGTGCAGGGACCAGGCGTCCTGCTCGGTGGTGACCTGCTCGATGCGCCACTGACGGCCATCGACGGTGATCTCCCAGCCAGGCTCAGGCGTGATCGAGGATTTGGCCACCAGCAAGGTGTGGTCACCCGACAGGTAGCGCGCGTCGTCCTGGGTCTCGAGCCGGTATAGCCGGGCTCGGTTGATGATCAGCGCCGGCACCGCGGTGCTGGTCGTCGTGTTGGTGTCCGTCGCAGGCGAGTAGCTGGAGCTGGTGAAGGTGGCCGTGACCAGCGACTCCAGGCCCAGGTCATCCGTGCTGGCCATCAGGAAGCCGGCCACATCGTCGCGCGCGGCGCGCACCCGGAACAGCTTGGTCGGCGTGACGATGTAGCCGCCGCGCGTCACCAGCTCGCTGATCGCGAAGTGGGTCTCGTACTGGGCGTAGTAGTCGGCCGTGGTCGACGCATCGACCGTGTCCTTCAGGTACTCGCGCATGCAATACGCCGTGAAGCCACCGGCGTTCAGCGCGGCCTGGCCCGGCGTGCGAATGGTGGCGAAGTCGGTCGCCTTGCGCATCCAGTAGCTGTCGCGCACGTTGCGCCCGAACATGCCGTCCGAGCTGCCGGCGCCCACGATCCACAGCTCGTTGAGCAAGCGGATGACGCGCCGCGCCGGCATGACCAGCCCGGGCGCGACCGACAGCACGCGCCGACGCGCCACCGATCCCTCCGGGTTGGAGGTCTCGAAGCTGCCGGGCTGCGACTTGAACAGGTATCGGCCCGAGTACGCATCGAACGTCTCGATCGTGTCGAACACCTTCGAGACGTTGGAGAATTTCATGCGTTGGTCACCGGGTCAGTGGCAAGGCCCGTGCCGGTCAGCAAGGTCCGTGTGACGCGCGTGGTGACGGAGCCACCGGTGGCGGCCGCATAGGCGGCCAGCAGGCTCTGGCGCGCGGCGACGAAGCCGGCCTGCACGCCGTCGCGCGTGAACGCGAAGGGGTCCTTGACCCGCTCCTTTTCAGAGCGGCCATCCTGTACGCGCAACTCGGCGAAGTAGGGCATCGACGTGAGCAGCGTGCGTCCAATGGCATAGGCCGAAAACAGCTGCACGAGGTCGAAAAACCGCTTCTGCACCTTGGTGCGACTTGCGTACGGGATGGCCGAAACCGTGTCGAACGCATCGGGGATCCCGGCGTCCACGTCTTCGATGTCGAGGATGAGCTGGCGCTCGTAGAAGGGCTGCACCAGCACCGCGTCCTCAAGCTCCTCATCGGAAACTCCGAGAACTGCACGTACCTCATCAAACGTCGTATACTGTGTCAGCATTTCACGTACCCTTAAAGAGGCCCACCATGGAAGACACCGTCACCGAGACCACGCAGGACCCTGTGTGCGAGCTGGTTCGAATCAACTTCAACTGCCCGACCAACTTGCGTGACGCCTTCCAGGCTGAGGCCGCGAGCCAGGGCCGCGGTGTGGGCTCGCTGCTGGAGCAGCTGATGCTCGAGTACCTGCAGCACCGGGTCACAGCGCTGGACCTGATGGGGCTCGACATGCTGCCCGACTGGATCAAGCGTCAGGTGGTGGCCTTGCCCGCAGGGGAAGACCGTCCGATGGCGATCCCGGAGGTCCGGCCAGCTCAGGGCAAGCCGCTCAATGAGCCCGTCGAGCGTCATGAGGGGGTCTCCTCACGCCTTCTTTGACGGCGCCGGCGCGGCGGCCACAGGGGCAGGCGCCGGCCACGGATCGTCCGTGAGCTCGATGGTGGGCTGGCTCTTGAGCCACACGGTGTGCTTGGCCTTCACCGGCACGCCGGGCGGCACGATGACCAGGCCTTCTGGATCGTAGATCGAGAACTTGCCGGTGTTCTTGAGCCAGACACCAGTGGGGTACAGGACGATTGGGGTGATCATTTTGTTGACTTGCTTGATAAGTTGCTGTAGCGTTGGGCCATGCCTTCAGACATCCCTGCGGAGATTCTTTCCAAGTGCCAGGCCAAACACGGCGATGCGTTTCACTACCTGAATCGCACGCGCCTGCCAGTGGGTCAATCGGGCCTGTTCTACCACCTGCAGTTCACATGCCGGCTCCACCCTGAAGTGGGCGTTCTGCTTCAGCGTCAGGACTCCCACATCAAAGGTCAAATCGCTTGCCCTTCTTGTGCCAGCAGGGCGCGAGAAGGGCGCGACCGGAGCTCCTTCGAAACTGTAGTGGAAAGCTGTAGGGCTGTACATGGAAACAGGTATGACTATCTCAATATTGGCACGATACCGGGCAAACCCACTACCGTCACCGTGAGATGCCCAAAAGGTCACACCTTCACCTGCACTGTGTCAAACCACACATACCGCAAGTCCGGCTGCCCAGTTTGCACCCTGCCTCGGCACACCTTCGAAACGGCAGTGCAGGCAGCCAGGGAAAAGCACGGTGACCGTTTCTCGTACACCGCGTTCCATCCCCACGAACTCGGCAAGCGGTCGACCATCTCCTTCCTGTGCCCTGATCACGGCCCCCAGACGCAAACGCTGACCGTGCACCTGAAGGGGGTTGGCTGTGGGAAATGTGGCCGAGCGCAGGCAGGGGCAGCTGTCCGCGCAGGGCGAGAGAATGCGCTGCAGAAGCTGGAGCGCTCCGGATCACCGCTGCGCCTGCTGGACGAGACCTACACCTACGGCACAGCCAAGGCGTCATTCGTCTGCCCGAACGGCCACGTCACGCAAAAGCTGCCGGCCCTGCTGGAGTACAACCCAGGCTGCAACCTGTGCACGTCCCGCGTCAGCAAAGCCAACCGGGAGATCCAAGCCCTGCTGCCAGGGTCCGAGCTGGAGGGGTCTCTGGGCCTGCGCTTCAAGGTCGACGTGCTGCATGAGGCAACCAAGCTCGTGGTGGAGCATCACGGCATCATTTGGCACAGCGATCGGCACCTAAAATCGCCTGGCTATCACCGCGACCGGATGCGCAAGATCCAAGAACTTGGCTACCGTTACTTGCAGATCTTCTCCGATGAGTGGGCACTGCGCCGAGGCCCCTGCGAAGCAATCATCCGCCGCGCTGCAGGGCTGGACACAAGCCCGCGCATCGGCGCCCGATCCACCTCCGCAGTCGAGGTCTCTGCCCAGGCTGCCCAAGCGTTCCTCGAGGAGCACCACATTCAGGGCTCCCCCCTGGACTGCTCCAGGGCCTTCGGCCTCACGCACGACGGCCAGCTGATCGCTATGGCCACCTTCACTCCGATGTCGTCAAGCCGCAAGCTGCTCGAGCCCGGCGCGTTCGAGCTGAGCCGCTTCGCCACCGCCTGCCGCCTGCCTGGGGGGTTCAGCAAGCTGCTGAAACACGCCCGTAGCCAGCTCGGCGCCACGTCCTTGCGGACCATCTCAGACAACCGCCTGTTCACCGGCCAGACCTACGCACGGTGCGGATTCAGGCGTGTGGCAGACATCCCAGTGGACTATGCCTACACCGACGGCACTCGGAACTCCCGGATGCACAAGGCCAACTTCCAGAAGGCTCTGCTTGTCGCCCGGCACCCAGAGCTGTCCATGGAGCAGACCGAGCAGCAGATGACCCAGCAAATCGGCCTGTACCGGGTCTATGACGCCGGCAAGGTGCTCTGGGAGTGGCAGGCATGAAAAAGCCCGCCGAAGCGGGCTTTGCCGGGGGGTTGACGGGGAATCAAGCGATCGTCAGGACGTCGAAGGCCTTCAGCTCGAAGTCACCGAACATGCGGTAGCAGGCTTCCGACCAATCGATGCGCAGCGCGCTCTTGCGCTCCATCACGAAGGCTTCCGAGGCGCTGTAGCTCGCCGCGGTGTTGGTCACCTTCACGATGCCGCGCGAGGCGTCCAGGGCCCAGACCGTGTTGGCCGGCACCGGGCCGCCGGAAGCGGCATCGTCGGTGATGAACCACTTGACGTCGTTGCCGAAGCCAGAGTTCATGACCACGGCCTGCGGGTCGATACGAGCCAGCGTCGGGTCGTAGTTGTTCGAACCGGGACGGCCCGTGCGGCTTTCGACCTTCAGGTAGGTGTCGATGTCGGCCGCGACGTGGGTGATCTTGCGGTACTTGCGGTTGCGGGCCAGGAACTTCACCCACGACTTGTGGGTCACGACGCCGCCGGATGCAAGCGCGTCGAGCGAGGTGGTGGTCACGGCCGAGACCGCGCCGGTGTTCAGGTCGCCGTCACCGGTCCAGATGTCCGACATGAACTCGTACACGTGGGCGTCGCGCTCGACTTCCATCAGGCGGGCCATCGTCAGGGCGACGATGTCCAGCGTGCTGGCGCGCAGGGCTTGGTCCGAGAACTCGGCGCCGAACGACCAGGTGGGCAGGCGGCGCAGGCGATCCGCGGTCGAGAACTTCGCGACCATCACCGGGCCGGCCAGCTGGGCCATGCGCTGCGAGCGGGTCTGCTCCGGGCCGCCGGCCGTGCCGTAGTTGACCACCGGCTGCTCGAAGTTTTCACTCGAGATGGACATCGGCACCGCGATCATGTCGTCGAAGACGACCGAGTCGGTGGTGCGGTCCTTGGCCATCGCCGATTCGATCATCGTGACGACCGCAGCGGGGAACAAGGTGCGCGAGGCCGAGCCGAAGGGCGAGCCGGTGTCCTTGGTGTTGGTGCCGTTGGCCGCCTGGAAGCCGCTCTTGCCTTCCAGCACGTCCTGCAGGGTCGCAGGGCGCAAGCCGAACTGGTTGGAACCACTCATCGACAGGCCTTCGGACGCCAGGACCTGCTGGTAGGGCGTGCCCTTGCCAGCGTCGCACTGTGCCGAGAACTTGCGGTTGATGAACTGCGGCACCGACAGCTTGGCGTCATGGGCCTCGCGGTAGATGGAGGCCTGGATGTCAACGTGCTGAGTGTTGCCAGCCGTGTCAATGAAAAATGCCATGGTGATGTGCTCCTGTGACTGGCTGGGTTCAGCAAACGCGCTGGATGACGCCCTGGGTGCCGACCGCGCCGGTGCCTGCGGAGCCCAGCGAGACGACGCGGAACTTGTGGTTCAGCGTGGTGCCGGCGCCGGTGGCCTTGCAGACCTTCGGGTAGGTGGTCAGGGCGGTGCCGGCTGCGGTGATCGAGCCGGCAACCACGTAGTCGCCAATGGCGACCACACCCGTGCCGGGCGTGGCCTGCAGGCCGTCGAAGACGACGAAGGCTTGATCGAACTCGACGGCGATGCCGGCGATGGTGAACTGGTTCTGCGTGGCCGACTCGACCGAGGTCACGATGCCTTCGATCTCGTCACCGGCGACAGCCAGGTTGTACTGCGATTCCGCAGCCAGCTTGACGATCTTGCCTTCTTCCTTCGAAGTGTAGGCAGCGGCCGAAGCGCCCAGGCGAGCCGTGATGCTCTTCTCGGTGACGCCCGAGGGTTGGATGTAGTGTTGACGTGCCATGGTGAGTAACTCCTCAGTGAGTGGGAACGCTCTTGGCCATGGCCAGGAACATGGGGTTGATCGGGGGCTTGATCGCCGGCTTCGGGTCGGTTTCCGGATCAACCGCAGCCACACCACCCACCTTGAACTTATCCTTGAACACGCCGCCCAGGCGCGCGTGCTCTGCCAGGATCTCGGTCGGGCCGAGCGTGTCAGCCGACGAGGCCGTGCCGCCGAGCGCCACAGCCATGTTGCGCACGCTGGTACGTGCGATCGCCAGCAAGCCGTCCTGGGCCGAGCGGGCCTCGGTCAGCTGGCCTTCCAGCACCTGCTTGTCGGCCAGGGCCTGGACCAGGTTGCCTTGCACCTTGGTCAGCTCGCCCTGCAGGAACGTCACGACGTCGGCAGAGGCGGCGGGAGCGGCAGCAACCACCTGCACGATGGGCGCGGTTTCAACGGGCAACGGGGCAGCAGCGACCGGCTTGGTCTCTTCCACCACAGGGGCCGCGGGAGTGCCCACGGCCATCTTCAGCACCTCTTCCATCGGCGTACCGGAGGCAAGGGCTGCAAGTTGGGCTTCGGTGAGGTTCATGTCGTCTGTTCCTGGTTTTTCGGAATTGTGGGATGCCACAACAGGTGTGTCCACAGATGCGGTAAGACTTTTGCGCACATTGGCAGGCTTCGGGGCTTGGGCCTTGGCATAGGACATAGCGTCCCCCAGGCTTCCGACCACATCGATGCCGCCGGCTGCCAGCGCGTCTTCTGCCAACATCGTGCGACCCTGACCGATCTTGCGATCGGCCACAGCTGCGGTCATGCCACGCCGTTCGGCCACGTGGCCCAGGAAGATCGCAGACAGGGCATCGGCCTTGCTCTGCATCTCAGCCTTGGCCGTGTCCGACAGGGGTTCGTAGGGACTGCCCAGGGCCTTGAACTTGCCCGAGCGAATGATGGTCGCCTTGACGCCCATCTCGTCCATCATCTTGGACTTGTCCATGTGGACCATCATGGTCCCGATGGACAGCACCTCAGCCGTCTGCGAAGCGAAGACGCGCCGGCCGCTGACGCCCAGCCAGTAGGCTGCCGACATCATGGCGCCGCCGGTATGGACTGCCACCGGCTTGACCTTGTCGACGTTTGAGATCAGCGTGGCCAGATCCTGCACCCCGTTGATCTGACCGCCGGGTGAGTCGATCGACAGGACGATGCTGTGCACCGACGGGTCCTGGACCGCCGCGATCAGCGAGTCGGCGATGTTGCCGTAACCGGTGATGCCGAACAGGCGCATGAAGCCAGCGTCGCCTGACACCAGCGGGCCTTGGATTGGGATCACACCGACGTTGTCCTGGACTTCAACGCCAGAACCCATCATGTCTTCCATGCTGCCACCACGGGCCTGGAACTCTGCAGCCGACACAACAGCCTGCATGTAGGTCTCGTAGCTTGCTTCAGTCCCGAGCCAGAGACCCGATTCAAGGGTCTCGCGCACGGTTTTGGAAAGCGGTTTGGCCATGGGTCAGGACTATAGCGAAGGCGAAGGGCGTAGTGAGTGCCTACTTTGCTCGACTCTAACCAAAAGCGATGACCGGCAGCAGACCTGCATTGACCAGGACACGCCCGGCCGACGTGGTCGCAGCGCAGTAGCAGAGGTAGGTCACGTTGCGCACAGCCCCGGTGACCTTCTGCAAGGCGTAGGGCGTGGCCGCTTGCGTGGTGCCCACCAGGAGCCCGCTCGGGCTGGGATCCGTGCCGTTGACCACCGAGATCGTCGTCACGGCTGAGACGATCGTCTCCGCATCCACCAGACGGTCGGTGTAGTCGAAGGTGAGGACATCGGTCTCACCCACTTCGAGAGGGACGAGCCGATTGGGTTCACGGGTGATTGTAGATATAGAGGTGCCTCCTGAGTTATGTGATGGAACAGCAAACATAGACAAGTCCGGCAGCCCGCCCTCGGCCCCCCCATCAGCCGCGTACTCTGCTGTTGCGTATTCGTCGGTGGCGTATGTCACGGCTCAATTGCAAGTTGTATTGCTGCGCCAGTAGCAAACCGAACCATTAACCTAGACTTTCCTGCCCCGTTGTCCTCTACCCAAATCCGAGCTTTGTTTGCGGACGGAGCAGATGGCGCTGTTACCTCCGCCATCTGGTGATAGTTTGTTTGGTTGATTACCCCAACGTTTTCAATATTGTTGAAACCAGCATCGAAACCATTGTTGCAATAGATTGTCTGGGCTTTAAGGTCGGCGTATCCGCTATCGTCTGCCTTCCGAACCTGCAAAACTCCAGAATTGTTTTTGATTGCTGGGGTCGCCGATGTAACACCACCCAGTGTAAGCATCCCCGCAGCAGTCACTCGGACACGCTCTGACCCGCCAGTGCGAAACGTCAGATATCCTGTTCCCCGAGGGTGGTCAATAGCCAATTCATCAGGCGAACTCGCATTGTCTTCAAGCGTAATCATCGGGCGGCTTGCATTGACAAACGACATAAATATGCCGGTCACATCATCTGCATCACGCGCCTGGAAAAGCGCACCACGGCCAGGACTATTACCACGCAATGAAACTTGAGGCGTTCCAGAATCTCCTAAGAACAACTCAAAAATGTTTCCATTGTTCCCCGTCTGCCGCAGTGTCCCGCCGTACTGGTAATGCGTAAGATCAAGCACGCGAGGTACAGCATCGCCCGATGTCACGCGGACATATCCCGAGTTGGGATTGATGTCGATAGCGGATTGCTTGCCTAATTCCACCTTTCCACCACCGCCCCTGGCAGGCTCCAACTCCTGCATAGCCTTTGCTGTCGAGCCAAGGCTCACCGTCGCTGCCGATGAAAGCGCAACGGCTGATCCGGTGGAACTGTCAACCAACGTGCCGCGCGTCAGCGTGGCCGTGCTGTGCGTGTAGACGCAGCCGGTGCGCGTCTCCCAGTTCAGTCCGTCTTCAAAGGTTGGCTCGAAGCTCTTGCCGTCCTCGGCTGCAGTGAACGTCCGGCGAGCTGCCGATGTTGCTGGGCCGATGGCGATATTGCCCGACGTGCCCGGCGTGTTGGTGATCGAGCAGCGCAGTCGGTTGATGTGGGTTGTAGTCATGGAATTCCTCAACGCGCGGGGCGCGAGATGCGGCGACCAATCGCCGGCCGGTTGACGATGCGGGAGAAGCCGCCGCGCGTGACGCGCCGGAAACCTGGGCTCAAGGTGCCCAGCTGGACCAGTGTGGCGGCCCAGGCGTCCGAAATGGTGATGCTCTCGGTCTGCGCCGCGAACTTGGTGACGATGGCGTCGCAAGTCTCGGCCAGACCCAGGCTGTCCGCGCTGCTCCCCGCGGTGGCCAGCGCGGCGCTCGAAGCTTCGGTCAGGGCCAGCGCCTCGGCCTGCTCCGCGGTTAGGCCTGCCGTGCTGATCGAGGTATCGGCAAGTGCAAGAGTCTCGTCCTGTGCGCCGACCTGCGCCACGCTGCCGGCGCTGGAGTCGGTCAGCGTGAAGCTCTCGGCCTGGGCTGCGCTGGTGTCGCGCGCGGCCGCGCTGGAGTCCGTGAGGGTCAGGGCCTCGGCCGCGGCCGCGCTCGTGAGATTCGACCCGGTGGCGGTGTCGGTGAGGGTCAGGGCCTCGGCCGCAGGGCTGACCTGCGTCGTGATCGCAGACGGCGTGTCGGTCAACGTCAGCGCCTCGGCCGCTGCGCCGGTGAGGCTGACGTCCAGGACTTCGCCCTGGATGATCGGAACGACCTGCTTGACGACGGTGCCGAGTGCGTATGCCATGGTTGCCTCTCGAGGTGTGTTGGCGGTGGAGACGGTCAGCCGACCGATTGGACGGTGATCTCAGCGCCTGGCGCCGTAGCGCTGCCGTCGCTGCTGTCGGGAATGGGGGCTGCGTGCTCACTCTCGCCGGCTGCAAGCCGGGCGTCGATGTGTTGCTTGAGGTAGGCGCGCTGCTGGCGGATCTTCTCGAGCTGATGCCCCAGCCCCTGGCTCATCTGGATGAGCTGGGCAAGGGTCAGGTCGGAGACGGCGATTGATTCGGTCATGATCAGTTCTGGATGCGTAGGGTAGAGGCGTTCAGGGTGAACGTGCCACCGGAGGTGATCACGTCCGACCCAAAGTCGTTGACCGCGATGATCTCGTCCGCGCTGGAGGCGCCGCCGCGCGACTTGTAGTACACGGCCTTGCGCGCGGTGATCGTGGAGGTGGTCCAGGTCGTGCCGCCGAGCGAGATGTCGATGCGGTCGTTGGCCGTGTCCAGCGTGACGGTGACGGTCGCGGTGTTGCCGCCGGCGGTGTAGCCCGTGCCGGTGACCTCGTTGGTCACGTCATCGCGATAGTCGTGCGTGTCCTTGTTCTCGGAGTAGCTGCTCGTGGTCAGCATCACCTTGAACGTATCGGTGTCGAAATCGATCGTGCCCTTGGCCCATTGCTCGAGCGCACGGTTGAAGATCAGGCTGGCCATGCGTCAAGCCTCCGCGAGGTTGTAGACCTGCGCCTTCGGCTTCGGGCCGGAAGGCGACTTCGGTGAGGCCGGCGTGCCCGGCTGCGTCTGTTTGGTCATCGTGCTGGTCTGGCTGCTCGGATTCTCCGCGCCGGCCACCGGTGCCGCATTGCCCTTGAACATCGTGCCACTCAAGGGGGCCATGCCCGCGGGCGGCAGCTGGCCGGTCAGCAAGACGCAGGCCTCTTCGTCCGAGACCAGGCCCAGACTCAGCTGTTCCAGGATCCGAGACTGGTACATGGCCCGATAGGCCTCCAGCTCCGCGGTGGGGCGCAGGTCGATCTGGGCGTACTGGAAGTCGATGTAGACGTCGTTGCCGAACAGGCGCACCGCAAGGGTGAACATGCGTGACCAGAACTCGTTCAACTTCCTGCGCACGATGTCGGCGTGTTTCAGGAAGAGCATCGTCTCGGCGCTGGCAGCGTTGGCCGCTGACGTGTGGCCGAGCACGGCCGGCATCGTCTTCGCACCGGTGGCCACCTTCGCGTTCAGGATCGACTGCACCGCCTGGAAGGTGCCGGCGACGTCGCCAGCCTGCCCCTCCATGTAGCCGTACTCGACCGAATCGAACCCCACCAGCGCATCCTCGGGGTTCAGGCCGTTGATGACGTTCTCGACCTCTGCAAGCAGCAGGTTCAGGAAGGCACTGTACTTGTCGGGGTCGGATAGGATGTCGGGCGGCGCGGTGAGCTTGATCTTGTCCTCGATCAGCTTGGCCGTAACGCGCGGATGCACCGCGCGCTTGAGCACCCGGCGCAGATCGTTGGTGAAGTCCGCATCGGCCAGGATCGGCTGGATGGCCGCCTCGAAGTACGAGCTGGCGTAGGCGTTGAGCAAGTCCTGATCGATCGCGATGTAGACGTAGGTCGGGATGTCGAGGTCGATCTCCGTGCCGCCCACGTACTGGATGGGGCGCAGCCCCTTGTCCTCTTCGTAGAAGCGCACGTTGGTCGTCGTGACGGGCACGATCTGCGTGGGCAGCCGGCTCTTGTCGAGCACCAACTCGCCTGACATCGCGCCGTACTGCAGCAGCTCCTTGGTGAGCGACTCGCTGATGGCTTGCAGGCTGCCGAAATTGTTGAACCCCAGCGTGTAGTCGGGCACGTAGGTGAAGCGCCGCATGAGCTGGTAGGCCAGTGCCGTCGACTCGGGGTTGATCGAGCCGTCCATGTTGCGCCCGACCATCGTGAAGTCTTCGGGGATGCCCACGCGCAGGTAGGTGCTCGTGGCCGCCGCCAGATCGGGGCTGCCTGCAACCAGGCTGCGCACGACATCGTTGGTCGACTGCCCGGTGCGGAAGGTCAGCAGATCGGTGTTGGCCAGCGCGCGGTCTTCGCGCCGGCGCACCGAGGTCGTGTTCGCGATCTGGGTGCGGTAGCCCGGCAGGCTCGCCTGCTTGTTGGGCACCTTGGGCGGCGGCATCGGCGCCAGATTGGCGCTGCCACCGGTGGACGCAGCCTTCGCTTCAAACGGAGACGCGAAATCCGAACCCCAGGCCCTTGCTGTGGGCTTGCGCACCAGATGTCGGATGGTCGAGAGAAGGCCCATCGCTCGATTATGGGCTACGGCTCACTGTGTGTGAGTGCCAACTTTAGCGCTGTTTGACTGGGAAGCTTCTTATGAGAGGAACCTGTGCCCTGTTGAATGTGCCTGACGCAAGGCCCCGCATCTTGATTGCGAGATAGAGGTACAAAAGCGAGAAGTGGGAGTGATCCTGACCATCAGTCTTTTCCCAGCTGTAAACCAACTCATTCGTGCGGTCGAATTTCGCGATTCTTTTCAGACTTCGCATTTCATTCTTCCACGCGTCATCAAGGGCGTCCTGCGCCTGCACCACCACCTTCTCGGCCTTGATCTCGGCCATCAGGCTGTCGAAGGCCATCGTGCGGGTGATGTTGATGCGCCGCATGTTCATCTTGCCTTCCTTGGCGTCTTCCTCCTGCTCCTTGACGCTGTACAGCACGCTTGGCGTCCCGGTCGTGAAGACGCCCGCGTAGGCGTTCGGGTCGCGCTCAGTCAAGCGCCGCACCATGTCGACATAGGGCTGGGCATCAAACAGGCAGATGGCCACGCGATAGAGCCCCCGCAAGACGCCGAGCCGCTCTTCGAACTGGTGGTAGGGCACGATCTCGCGGTGCACGACCAGGATGATGCCGTCCGTGGTGATCCGGCCGATGGAGATGCGGCAGAGCAGGCCCATGTCGGCGCCCAGGTAGTGCGTCTCGGCCGACTTCAGATCCGCGCGCACCAGCGCCTTGGCCAGATCCTCTTCGGTGATCGAGTCGTCGGAGTCCTCGGAGGTCAGGCCAAGGGCCTGGTTCATGAACTCGCTGAACTTGTCGTACTCGGTGGAGTTCTTGACGAGGTAGGGGATGCCGATGATCGTGGGCGCGCTGAAGGGGGTGATGAACCAAGCGTTGGCGGGGTAGGCGTCCATCGGGTTCTCGCACACCCATTCCTGGTGTTCGGGCCGCACTTCAGGCATCTTCCCGCAGTGCGGGCACAGCAGGCGCGCCTCCTGCCACCGGATGTCCTTCAGGTTGGACTTGGTGATTTCCTTCTTGTCGCGGTCCCAGCCGGGGATGATGACGTTGTTGAAGTAGTCCGGCAGGAACTGGAAGTTGCAGTGGTTGCACTGCAACATTTGCCGATATCTGCGCGCAGTTTCCGCTTCTTTGCTGATTCCGTACTTGTTCACTGTCGGGGTCGAGAAGAGCTTCCGGATCTTGTGCGGCTTGTGCTGCAAGCGGGACACATAGACGCTCATCTGGGTCAGGTTCGACTTGTCGACCTCGTCGTGGATCACCGCATTCGCGGGCACGGACAGGGCCGCGGTCTCGGAGAGGGTGCCGCGGAAGTAGATGAAGCTGTTGCGGTTGAACTGCTTGATCTCGGAGTTGTTCAGGTTGGGGTTGATGGCCCGGCTGAGCTCTGCCGAGTCGTTGATGCAAGGGTCGATCCGCGTCTTGCAGAACTTCTCCGCGTCGTTGGTCGTGGGAAAGGTGTAGATGACCGTGAAGTCGCTCTGCGTGGTGCAGGCCGCAAGGGTCCACCGGGCGAGGATCTCGGACAGCCCGACCTGGGCGCACTTGACGACGATGGATGTGTTGACCGCGTCCTGGATGATCGTGCGCTGGAATTCGTGGCCCTTGAACGAGAACGGCCGCCCATCGAGCTTCGTTTTCCGCTCGATCCAGACGTCCAGGTTCTGCAGCGCGTAGGTGTCTGCCAGCGCTTCTTCCACGCGCTGCAGGTGCGTTTCGGACTGACTCACTGGCCGTTCTCGAGGTTGGCCTTGTAGGCGTCCATGAAGGAGGCCTGCAGTTCGGGGAATGCCTTGAGCGTGTCGATCAGGATCATCTCGATGCGCTTGAACTGCTGCGAGTTGTGCAGGTCCGTCTGCAGCTTGATGATCTGGCCGAGGACGGAGGTGACGGCAGCAAGGACCTGGGCGCGCTGGTTGGGGGGCACGTCAGCGTCGTTGAGCGTCTGGGCCGCAAGGTTCTCCGCGCGCTGGTACTGGATCATCAGCTCTTCAGCGGTGTCGAGCTCGCTGAGCGTCTTGAGCGGTGCGTCGAAGATGATGGGCTTGGTGTCAGGGCCGCTGCGCGCGTCATCCATGTCGAAGTCGTCAAGCATGCTGCAGGCTCCTGACGTTGGCGATGTGGCGCCACATGGTGCGCTCGCTGCAGTTGGCGGTGAGGGCCGCTTTCCGCCGGTCGAGCCGGCCGGCGATCACTTCCGCGGCCAGTTTGTCCCTGAACTCGTTGCGCACGGCCAGGAGGATGCGTTTTTCCTTGCGCGTGGCCTGGGCCTGGCCCGGAATCTTGCCTGGGAAGGTTCGACTGAGGTGGGTCTCGCTGACGCCCAGCTGGCTGGCCAGCTCGCGGGTGGTGATGCGCCTGTTGTACAGGTCCTCGCGCTGCTGCGCCGTGATGCGTTCGCGAAGTGTCATGGAAGCGCAGTGTGCCCTCTCTTCTGTCGGTTTTGCGGGTTTTATCGCAGATATTGTCAATTATGACGTCAATGTACCCCAAAATGTGGCAGAAAGTGCGAAAAAACCTAAAATTTTGGTGAAAATGGGCTAAAAAACAGCAGATTTGATCAAAAACGGCACAATTTCGCAAAAATTTTGAAGCGGATTTTCGAGCCCAGGTGGCGCCGCTCACTCCGCCTGTTATTAAAACGCTATACGTCAAAGTGGGTGGCCACCCCGCCAGCGCCGCGCACCATGTCCACCCCCCTATCATATTAGCAATGACCACCTACATCAGATATTATAGGCCTGTGGATAACCTGTGGATTGTTGCCCCCTCACTTTATGATATATACGGCGCACAGTGAGCGAACGGCAAAGGGTCAAGGGGTCAGGTAGTCCCCCTGTGGATAACTCAATACAGAGCGTTTAAATCGGTTAATAAGCTGTGGATAAGATTAGTTTACTAGCACATCATTCAAAGGTTTTGAATGTTGGTTTTTGTTGTTTTTAGGTTTGTCAATTAGGGTTTTCACCTACACAAAGACTAGGTTTTAGGGCATCATCTAGTTGTTGTCTGTTCTGTAGGGTTACCCTGCAGGGTGTAGGCAACGGGAAAGCCTCTAGAGGCAGAAAGTAGGGTTAGCACTATGTTCGCATCGTTCGCGCAAGTAGCAGGGTTCGCGGCGCAATGGCAGGTGGCCAGTGAAGAGCAATTTGTCAGGCGCACCTTGTCTGGTGACGTCGGCGCAGTGGCCGCCATGCTGGAAACCATCGGCGCAACCCTGCCTGCACCAGTCAAAGGTGAAACCCGCGACAAGAAAGCCACCTACACTCCCCATGGTAAGGTGGCCATGATTCGCTACCTTGACGATCCGCTGACACGCGACGCGAAAGTGATTCGCGGGTATGCATCCGGCGCATGGGCGTTGTTCTGCGCCGCATCGTCGGCAGCGCTCAAGGGCGACCGGACGTTGAGCGATAAGTTCGACGCTGACTGCGCCGCGTCGCATGCCGCGCTCAAAGCGGCCGCTGACAAGGCGCGCGCTGACAAGGCGGCCGCAGTCAAGGCGGCCGCACCTGCCGCACCTGCCGCACCTGCCGCTGACCCTGTCGCGGCGGCCGCACCTGCCGCACCTGCCGCACCTGCCGCTGACCCTGTCGCGGCCGCGCTCGATATCGTGAACGCGGCTGTTAACGCGGGCACGCTCACCTCTGAACAGTGCAGCATGCTGCGCTCGATGGTAGAGCGTTTGGCTATCAAGGTGTAATCGTTCGCCCTGCGCCGTGCCATGGCACGGCGCAGGGCACACGTCAGGGCATGTTGTGCCCTGACGTGTGCCCGCTGACTGCGCGCACGATGTTGTGACCCCCTACGCTCACGTGTAGGGCGTCGCTCATCGCTCTTTTACAATCCGACGCTACCCTTCGATCGAGCATCTCTCGAAGGGTCAACCCTGAGACAGTGCTTTTGTGCTGACCTACGCTCACGTATAGGTCAGTGCTTAGGTGGGGTGTTAGGTGTCACGGTAGCGTCAACACATAGGCCCCCTAAGCCATGGGGAACCCTTAGGCCGATGCTAGAGAATCAAACGCATGGGCGCCGCTGTAGCGTATCAGGATACATGATATGGTCCCTTGTAATGGTCGATCTTCAATGAATCAGCGATTAGGATTCATTGTTGCGAACACTGCGCACAGCATACGGTAATCGATTAAAAGTAGCCGAAAACGCAAACTCCCTGCACAGTGCTAATGCACTCCCTGCACAGTCTGCTAACGCGTGAAATCTGTCGATCAACCTGCGCACTGAAACGCATGCACGATGTGCCGCAAACCTAAGGTGACACTGACAGTCGAAACAACGGATGTGCCATGCCCATGGTGCGCCGTTGATGTGGCATGGATCGATAGGCAAAATCCCTTCGATCCATGGGAATGTCAGCGCGTAGAAGATGCCTCTTGCGGGGCATGCGCAGAATAGGTGCGAGCATGTGAAGCAAGGCCTCCGGGTCTTGGCAAGATGCGCCAATGAGATAGCACCCTACCCCGCAACGCAGAATCTTGGATCAATCGATGAATGGCCAGTCGCGTGGCCTGTGTCGGATTGATTGACCATCGCGCTGAAGTTGGCACCAAACGCCGAATTTGTCAGCACCCCTAGCAAGGGTGGAATGCGCCATCGCACACGGCGCGAATAGTGTGATCCCGTGGCACGCCACGGCCTGTTCCCGGTTCCAGAGATGCTCCGAACCGGGCAACCCTCAACCAGCGCACCCTCGCAGGACAAATCGTCCTTGCGGGGTCGCTCCATACCTGCTGTGGTCCAGCAGAGAAAAGCAAAGTTCATCGAACCCAGCCGCAAGGACAACCAGTCTTTGCGGCCGTGCTCTTGCGGCAGTAACCGGAGTTTGCAATGTCCTACCTTTGGAACCACTCGCGCGAAACCCCTGCGGCCAGCAACCCCCACGCTGACTTGTGCCTCACCGGCTGGCAATTTGCAGATGCTCGCGGTGCCCGCATGGTCTACCCCTTCATCGACAACTGCTGGGAATCTGACCACCGCGGCCACTGCCTGGACGCCACGGACAAGCTGCCGGCCGGCTCGATGATCTCCTACAGCAACAAGCATGTGTGCCCCTTGCAGGCCCACACGCACCGTGAGGCCTGATCGAGTCCAGCCGCAAGGACAACCAGTCTTTGCGGCCGTGCTCTTGCGGCAGTGACCGGAGACCCACCATGGTCCATCAAATCAAGGGGCTCAGCGCCCAGCGTCCCATCTTGCAGCAGCAGCGCCAGCCGCGCCAACGTCCTGCGCCGTCGATCGGTAAGGCCTACGCCCATGCCGTCCGCATGGAGCGCCCCGTGCAATCTCGCGAAGGACAAGCATGAAACAGATCTACACCATCATCGCAACACTGGCCGCAGTCGCTGGCGTCATCGCCGCACTCCATCCGACCTTCATCCCTGAAGGCGGCATCCTGCAAGCGCTGAGCCCCTTCTTCTTCGGGTTCAGCAGCGCCACCTTTGCGTGGATGGCCGCGAAATGAACATCGCCGCCATCGCCCTGACCATCATCGCGTTGGTCATCGCCGAACCCTGCGCCAACGCGGGGTTCATCCTGCTTCCGATCGCCATCGTGGCGGTCGCTGTGGTGTGCGCTGTGCACGCCGTCGAGGAGATGGAACTGTGACCACCTACACCATCAAGTGCCTGCCTTGCGGCCGTTGTGGCGAGCGCTGGGCCATCCTGGACGCCATGGGCCATGCCTGCGGCATCTACCGCCACATCATCGACGCGGAAGCGCGTCGCCTGCAACTCCAACGGAGCCACTGACCATGGACGACTACGGAAACACCATCCACGCCGACGATTTCTTCGGCTGGATATGGGGCCCCTACGGGCTGCACCACTGGCACAGCATCGAAGACGACGATTTCATCTGACCACCCGGCCCCTTGCGGGGCCTTCGCACTGCCCCCAGCCGGGTCCAGTGCGAAGGCGTTTGGTTACACTCTGAAATATGTGGTCTGACCCCAATTAACGCCTTCAAAGTCCAAAAATTGGGTTTTTCCACGTCCCCTCAATGCTGCAGTGCAGCAAGAAAGTTCATCATGTTCATCGAAATCACCGAGTACGACCTGGCCGATTGCGCATGCGACGACGACTATGCGCAAGCCGTGCGTGAAGCCTTCGAGACCGGCGACCTGACCCGGCAGTTGGACGAAGTGGAGACCCTGATCGCCATGGAGGCCCTGTCATGCTGAGCGGCCGCGCTGCCCGCCACGCCGTGCAAGGCTGCAACGACGCCTTGCGCCTGAAGATCCTCAATCTGGCCATGCCCCATGTCAACGATGCCATCGAGCGCAATGTGCGCCGAGCCAGCGAGTACGAGCAGCTGGAAGCCCTTGCGGAAGGCCAGCATGTCGCAATCTGGATCTGGGAGCGCGATTGCGACTGCTGCGAAGGCACGCGCCGTCGCCTGATCAGGCCCACTCGCAAGGCCTACGACGACATGGTGTACAACCTGTACCGCGGCGCTGAAGGCCCCGTGTCCTGGTCCATCCACCGGCCAAGCGAGCCCTTCGAGGCCACGTCCCGTGACCGCATCCTGAAAGCTTTCGAGGACGGGCACCCATGGTCCGTCTAGCCCTGCTCCTAGCCCTCACCGCTTGCGGTGGCGGCGAACCCACTTATCCCGTGGAATGGACCGACACCTATGCTGCACAAGCCCAAGCTGGCCGCGTCCTCTACGTGCCCTACCCGTGGCTCCTGCAAGGCCAGCTCATTCTTCCGGACACCGTGCTCACCGTCTGCCAACTGAGCGCCGATTCCTTCAACTTCGGGCCTTGCCCGACCAAATAAAGAGGAGCCCTCCCTCCAAAAGTCGTACACATTACTCATGTAACGGATCGTATCCGGTAATTTCTCCGTAACATGAAAAACTTCCGGTTACGGTGATTGGAGGGAACTTAATTCGGTTTCCCTACGACACAAATCGCGGCTTACGACAACTTTCACCTTGTTACACCTCAAATTACTCAAAAAGAGCCAATAACGCGCATCGGGAATGAATTTATCAACCCGACAGACGATTTTCGTAACCGAAACTCACAATCGGTTTACTCAAGGGTGCCAGCAAGGTGCGCCAGCAAGCCGCAAGTCACTCACAACCCTATGGGAAAGGGGTAGAAAATCAAAATTTACATACACATCTAGAAAGTACATGTGCAAAATTTCGGACGCTGAGCAATGGAGCACTTTTCAACCCTTTTCTAGGGAGCCCATTTTTTCGCTCTCTTAGGTGTGCTCTACCCCACTCGAGCGTGTTGAACTCTCAGAATTTGAACCCTTAAGACAAACGTTTACTCATTTCCTTACAATGAGGGACCTACACATGTCCGTTACTATTTTCCAGATCCTCCCCGCCTCCACCGGCCTGCGCCTGCGCGACACCCAGGCCGGGAGGGTCTACCTGACCCCCGACCAGGACCTGATCATCGGCGTCAGCCATCCTGAGGTCGACGCCATCGACCCCGTCACCGGCGAGACCTTCGACGCCGACTCCACCGACGACAACTTCCCCATCACCCCCTGCCGCGTGGCCATGTTCGTGACCACCGCCCCCGAGGTCGACCCGCAGGCCCTTGCGGACATCGCCCGGTGCATGCATGCCCAGGGCGGCAGCTTTGCGGCCGCCCTGGGCCAGGCCTTGACCTATGCAGACGGAGACAACACCCGCCGCATCCTGGCCGCATTCCCCGACCTGATCGACAAGTACGCCACCCCCACCTGAAAGGAGCACCACCATGAAGCACGCAATAGACCCCCGCACCACCCGCCGGCGCATCCCCGCCCTCGAGTGGGCCCGCAACGCCGCGCGCTACGCCACCTTCAAGCTCGTCGGCAAAGACGGCCCCACCTGGGTCGTCATCGAGCGCAAGCTGGAGTTCATCAAGCATGGCTGACTCGAACACCCACACCCAAGACGGCCCGTGGGTCGACGCAGGCCTCACCGGCAACAACCCGCGGATCCACGGCGGCCCGCTGCGCTTGATCAAGTGCCAGGGCGTGGTGATCGCCTTCCTGCCCGCCTGGCTGAACGACCACGCGCAAGAGGCGCGGGCCAACGCCCGGCTGATTGCGGCCGCCCCAGCCTTGCTGGATGCCTTACAGGATCTGGTGGACACGGTGACCGGCCAGATGGAAGGCGAGACCGTGGCCCTGCACAACGCCCTGGCAGCCATCGCCCAAGCGAAAGGACCCACCCCATGAAACTTTCCCAAGCCATCGACGCAGCCGACCTGATCCTGGTCGATATGTACGAGATCGAAACCTGCTCGACCCTGCCCGACGGGACGATCCACATGGACGGCCCCGACCACGCCTGGGTCTGCCCCGACCAGGAACTCGAGCTCGACCAGGACGGCGAGACCTTGCTGAAGAACGTGCGCACTGCGGACGGCTTCGACTGGATCGACTGCCCCGAACCCCCGCGCATCACCTTGCGGGTCTACCACGGCATGACTGAAGAGGACATCGAATGAAACCAAAACCCTCCGGCTACCACGGCATCGCCCTGTGGGACAAGCAGCTGGGGCGCAAGAATAGCTACACCCAGAAGGAGCAGGCACACGCAGCCCAGACCAACGCACCCATCGACGCCATCTACAGCGATGGAAAGCACGCTTGGGTCTGCGTGTCCGACCTTGCCAAGAACCACACCTTCCGCGCCGACTATGCGCACTACCTGGAGAAGCAAACCATGCCCGTCCCCTTCCACTACATCCGCCGCCTGCACGAGCTGTATCCCAAGGGCTACACGGAGCCCACCTTCGACCTGGTCGTCATCGACAAGGACCAGAAGCACCGCTACAGCAACAACAACTGGGGATCGGCCGACAACTGCGAGGAGGAATTCTTGCAGGAGCAGCGCGACGGCTTCGCCAGCCTCCCCCAGTGGGAGTTCTTGCCCGTGTCCGAACAATCCCGCTCCACCCGACCCCCACCCGTGCCCGCCTCCAAGCTCTCCAACTTGCGCATGGCCGCGGGCAACGAGAAGACGTACAGCTGGGTCATCATGAAGGGCTCGGTCATGTTCTGGGTGGGCATCGGCTGGATCAATGAGAGGCCCGCAAAGCCGGCCGACTTCGAGGTCTACCCGGTGGTGATCGATTGAGCCGCCACGTCTACCGCCAGCGCAGGGAGCTGCCCGTGGCAGCCCGCGTCTTCGCACGCCAGCGGTGCCGCATCGGCTTGATGATGAGGCGTCTCCTCACCTGGGAGCGCATGCCGCAGCGCCGCCGCATGGCCCACGAGTACAACCGAAAGCTGGACTACTGGATGGTCCGCATCTGAAAGGAGGGTACTGACAGAATTTCCAAGTAAGATACCAACCACGAAAGGAGGCCACCATGTGGCAGATAGAAGTAACCGACACGTTCGGAGGAATCCCTAACTACTGTTGGGTGCGGCGTGGCACCACCAAGGCCAAGACCCGGCGCGGCCGCATCGAGGCGGCCAAGCAGCTTGCCGGGTGGACCGGCTGGGTGCGTGTGCAAGTGCAGGATTACGGAGACATGCTTGAGATCCGTCCCACCCCTGGATCTGGCTTGTGCCAGGTCGCGTTCGTCACCTGGAGCGATACCCCATGAGCAAGATCAACTGCAACCTGGATCTGGTCATTGACCTGATGAACTACAGCCCGCGGGGCGCGCTGTGCCAGGCCTTCATCATGGAGGCGATAATGAAGTATGCGCAGGCGTGCAGCAAGGCCGATCCCGCCACCTTCGACTCAGCCTTCATGAACGGCCAAGCCTGGGTCGATGTGGCCAAGGACGTGAAACAGCGCTGCGAAGCGTTCTACGGGAGGAAGTGACCATGGCCCAGAGGTTCTACGCATCCCCCACCGACACCTTCACGTGGCCCAACGGGGCGATAGGCCACCGTTCCGGCTGCAGCTTCGACGGCCTGGGTCCGTACGCCAAGGTGCGCAACTGCCCCATCGACGGGACGACCCTGCGCCTGACCTGCTATGCGACGGCCTACGCGGACTCGTTCTTCAGCGTGCCCGCCTGCACTCGTCACAAGGGGAAGTACATCAAGGGCTTCTTCACGCTGCGCGACGAGAACATCGTGTTCGTCGTCATGGATTCCCACAAACACCTGATCTGAAAGGAGGCCTGACATGGCCTACATCGCCCCCTCAGCCCGCGTGTACGGCTCAGCCCAAGTGTACGGCTCAGCCCAAGTGTACGGCTCAGCCCAAGTGTATGGCTCAGCCTGCGTGTTCGACTCAGCCCAAGTGTCCGGCTCAGCCCGCGTGTCCGGCTCAGCCCGCGTGTTCGACTCAGCCCGCGTGTCCGGCTCAGCCCAAGTGTATGGCTCAGCCTGCGTGTTCGACTCAGCCCAAGTGTCCGGCTCAGCCCGCGTGTCCGGCTCAGCCTGCGTGTTCGACTCAGCCCGCGTGTCCGGCTCAGCCCAAGTGTCCGGCTCAGCCCGCGTGTCCGGCTCAGCCCACATCCTCGGCGACGGCCGAGTCAGCAAACCCGGCGATTACATCACCGTGGGCCCTGCCATCAGCAGTGGCCGCTTCACCACTGCCCACGTGGACGAGACGATCGGCGTGCGCGTCAACTGCGGCTGTTTCACGGGCACGGTCGAGGAGTTCAGGCAAGCCATTGAAGCGACCCACGCGGAAAGCGCGCAACACCTTGCCCAGTGCCGCGCCTTCGTCGCCTTGATCAAGGCGCATTTTGCAATTGACAGAAAGGAGGCCTAGCCATGGCCAAGAAGCTGAAAACGAACGAGGACTTCGTGCGAGACCTCATGAACTACAGCCCCTTCGAGACTTACCCCGCCGGTGAGCGGCACTTCGACCGCATCTGCTGCCTCGACCTGTTCGCTTGCATCATGGAGGACATCGATGCGATACCACTTCCGTAACAGCCGCGGCGTGCACATGTCCGCGTATCTCGTCCGCAAGGGCGAGATTTGCCAGGGCTTGATGGCGCAGCGTGACCAGATCGAGTTCTACGACGAGCGCTCGAGCCCCGAGCTCGTCGGGCGCTGGTACGTGAAGACGCTGCGGGACACGACGCGCGGCGTCAACATGCATGCCGATTACGACATCTGGGACCTGACCGAGGACGAGCTGGCCCTCGTCTTCAAGAACCTGGGCCTGAACGACCCCACCCGGCAGTACCGCGTCACGTGGACGATCGACGTGAACGCGACCAGCAAAGAGGAGGCGGCCAAGCTTGCGTTGCAGATCCAGCGCGACCCGACCTCCATCGCGACCGTCTTTGATGTGATGGAAGAGGACGGCGCTGACTCTGCGTTCATTGACCTGCAAGGAGGTGCGTGACATGAACACCCAAGACCTGAAGAACCTGATGAACACCTACATCGGCGGCAGCGACACGCGCACTCGCCACATGTTCAATCGCCGCTTCATCATGACCGAGGGCGTGATGGCCGTGGCCCAGGCAGCCGGCTGCTTTTGGCTGCTCGACATCATCGCCACCGAGGTGGCGCCCATCTGCCTGAAGAAGTGGGATCACGAGGGCAACGGCATGACCTTCTTCAAGGTCGAGTCCGACGGCCAGAAGGCCTCGCTGTGGCTCGAGGAAGACGAGGGCGAGCCGCGCCTGTGGGAGCGCAACATCAGCTACACGGACTTTCCCGCCGGCACCTGGACCTTCTACCTCGCCATCGACGGCATCATCTGCGCGCCGCAGGAGGTGCTCGTGATGCTGCTGCCGCAGGAGTACTGACATGCAGCTCACCACCACCGCGTGTGGCTGGCCTATCGCTCGCAGAACTACGAGGACGAGGAAAGGTTCATGACGTCAGGCAGCACGGCTTGCGAGGCTATCTGCCGCACGTTCGTGCGGTTCATGCTTCGTGTCGATTGGGTCGAAGAGCAGAAGGATCTATGACCCCCTCCAAACCCATCCCCCCAGGCCCAGCCTGGACGTGCCCCCAGTGCAAGCGCCAATGGGGGCACGCTTTCTATCGGTGCGCTTACTGCCACATCCCCAGACCATGACCCAGCGATGCACCAAGTGCGACAAGCCTTCCGTCCCCGGATTGATCCAGGGTGCCGGCAAGTGCCAGTACCACTGGAATGAGGGAGTGTGGGGCAAGGAGTGGGCCGACAGGCTCTCAAAAGGAAGCATGAACGCCTTCGACATCTATCTGGACGGTGCCTATGTCGACACCGTGTTCTCGACCGAGGAAGACGCTGAAATCACGCGTCAGCAATTGATCAACCACGACGGCTTCGATCCCCGAATCACCGTCATCAAGCAAGGAGCCTAAACCATGAGCACACGTTCCACCATCGCCATCTACGAGGGCACGCAGCACCTCGTCACCATCTACCAGCAGCACGACGGCTACCCAAGCAAGCCGCACGGCGTCGGCTGGAAGCTGGCCCAGTTCATCAAGTCGGGCAAGTTCGTCAACGGGCTGGGCAGCGAGAAGAAGGTCTTCAACGGCATGGGCTGCTTTGCGGCCGCTCTCGTCGAGCATCTGAAGGACGGGCCCGGCGGCACCTACATCGTGCCCAAGGGCCAGAAGGAGGAGTACAACTACAAGGTCGTTGGTGACTTCGACAAGCCCTCGGTGACCGTCGCCTGCCAGGGCAACGAGAGCTTCAAGACGGGTACGCCGGCCGCGTTCATGAAGTGGTGCGAGGCCCAGAAGTGAGGTCCTACACCAAGACCGTCTACGTGTCCGATGACGGACGCGAGTTCGACAACGACCTGGACTGCCGGGTGCACGAGAAGCAGTACGAGATCGTGAGCTGGCTGCGTGACGACCCTGACCTATGGCTGGATGAAGACGTTTGCGCTCAGGTCGTCCAGTCGCTGCTGAAGAAGTTTGACATCACTGAAAGGAGTGACCTGTGAGATACGAAGACCGGCGAGTGTGGATCGCAAAGGACGGCAGCGAGCACCGCACCGAGCAGGATGCGGTGCGACACGAGCAGGCCCAGGAGCTGGCCTTCTATTTGGACCGCAGGGTCGACTGGCCAGGTGACAAGACGATGATGGACATCGCTCTCGCCATCCTGGCCAACTACGACATCAAACCCATCGAGGAGTGAACATGGGACTCAACGTTCAAGCCTACAAGGGCTTTTCCAGCTACCGCCAGTCGGTCACCAGTTCGGCCCAGGCCGAGTTCGTGGCCATGATGATGGTGCGCAACGGCCGGCATTTCTACGCCGAGCCGCAGTGCGATGACTGGTGGTCCTTCTGTGTGGACACCGAGCACGAGCGGGCCCTGCAGGGCTACATCATCGCCGCCGAGGTGACGCATCCCGCCCCCAAGAAGAAAGGATCCAAGGCATGACCATCTCCGAGGACTACCTGAGCCAGCTCGAGAACTTCCGGCGCTACCTCACCACGCTCACCGACAAGCAGGTGTGGGGTGTGCTCGACAAGGAACGCGCCGCCCACCGCAGCGACGAGACGGCGCTGACCTACGCCGAGCTGCGGGCCCGCGGCTTGATCCAGAGCCGCTGACCCATGAAGCGGGTGAACGGCATCCTGGGCCTGGAGGGCGCGATGTTCGTGAGGACGAACGCCTCCCAGAACAAGGAGACGATCGTGCACCTGCAGCACGTCATCGAAGACGAGCTGGAGGGCTTGCGTATCCTCCTTGCCCAGGTTAGAAAGGAGGCCCCCGAGGCCTTCGATGAAGAAAAGCCGATCTTCAAGATCAGAAAGCAGACCCTATGACCGAGCACACCAAGCCCCTGCTGACGCTGTTCTATGCGGTGTTGTACAACCACCACCGCAACCACTTCGCTCGCTTTGCCTTGAGCGCAGCGGACGAGGCTTCAGCGTCGCAGGAAGCCATCGCGGCGGCCGGCCCCGGCTACCGCCTCTCAACCCTCACGCCACTGTGCCGCACGACGGACATGGTGCACCTGGAAATCTGAAGTGAATCTCTCCGACCGCCAACTCAACACCCTGCGCCGCCGCCTGAATTTCCTGCAGACGCGCGACTACGACAACTCCTACGACAAGGCCGAGATCAGCGCTTTGACGGCTGTGATCGCCCAAGCTGAGCAGGCGGTGCCCGTGACCCGGCGCGTGGTCTGCGCGGCCATCCATCTCGAGGACACCGGCGTCATCCTCGGGCCGCGTCACTACGACGCGACGATGCATGCGGCCATCGACCTCGAGCCCGACGACTTGAGAGATGACTGGCGCCACGAGGCCGAGCAGGGCTTCATTGATCAGCATGGCCATTTCCTCACCCGCGAAGAGGCCTGGGTCATTGCTGAAGAAGCGGGTCAGATCATCCGCCGCGTGGGCGGCGATGGTCAGCGTCTCTACTCCGAAAACCTCTACTGAAAGATCACCATGCAAACATCCGAAATCGTCATGAGCAACGGCGCCACCACCTACGCTGGCCCCGACGCCGTCAACCTGTTCAGGGCCCGCGCGCTGCGCTCGAGCATCAAGATGCACCAGCGCAGCGGCATGATCCCCACCCGCGGCGTGACCATCACGGTCATGTTCCAGATCGCCGGCCAGTACACCGGCAAGAAGTACAAGCGCGGTCAGCACGACCAGGCCATCGCTGACCTGGACGTGTGGATCTCCGCGATGACGTCGGCGATGCCCTTCACCGACGAACGCACGGGGGGTGTGTGATGCTGAGCCCCATCGACAGCTGGATCGTCCGCAGCCTGATCGAGCGCCTGCGTGGCGTCGGCTACGAGGTGCACAACGAGGTCGCGAACCCCGGCAAGTGGTGGTTCACCTGGGCCAACCCGAGCGGCCAGGGTGACGTCGAGTGCGGCCCAGATTGCACCTCCGAATTGGCCGCTTGGCAATCGGCTATGGAGGACTTCTTCCAGGAAGTGGTGGAACACCATGGTGCATGGGCACTACTCGGCCGACGAGATGGAATGGGCCAGCCGGGCCCTTGCTGAGGCCAACAAGTTCTTCGTCCCACTCGAGGTCTGGCCCTTGCGCCAGGAGTACGTCAGGGCGTGGCGCGCCTTCAAGCAGAACCCGACGCCGTCGATGATGAGCGTCATCCAGCAACTGACCAAGAAGATCAAGGAGCAGAAATGAGGAAATATTTCATCGAACTGACCCAGGAAGAACTGGACATGATCCGAACCGGCGTGCGCCTGGTGCAGATCGACGCGGAGGATTCAGCCGATCTGTCGCCTGAGCTGGAGATCACGTTCAAGGAGCATGCGCTGAAGGCCATGCTCCTGGTCAAGAAACTGAACCAAATGGAGCGCGGGGAATGAAATACAAAGTTGAAGTGATCGCCGACAACTCTGGCAAGTGGTGCGGCAACGCCATGCTGTACGAGACGCACGAGGAAGCGAAGGTGGCCGCGGTGAACCTGATGAACCGCTGGCTGCTGGTGCGCGAATGGCGCGTGGTCGAGGTGGCGGACGATCTGTTTGACGAGCCGAAGGACATGACATGAGCCCCTTCACCGTGGTGCTGCTCCTGCCCGACTTCCTGCAGGACCAGGGCTCCGACAACTACGTGGCCTTTGTGCATGCCATCGATGCGAAGGAGGCAGTCAAGGTGGCCACGGAGGAGGCGCGTCGAGCCCACAAGTGCGCCAGGAAGGACTTGGCGCATCTGGTGACCTTCGAGGGCCACCCCAAGATCGCCCGTTTCAACTTCGAAATCTGAAAGGGATGACATGAGCAGAAAAGGAGTGATCAAGGCAGCGCAGGAAGACCCGCGGTTCCACCGCCAAGCCACCCTCGGAGTTTACGGTGATGGGCCGATTGACGAGGGCGTGGGGCACCCCTGTGGAAACCAGGATGTCGCCGTCTTGCACCTGCTGCCCGGCTTCGTGGTGGTGCGTACCGAGTACCTCGATGCGCTGGAAGGACTTGTTCAAAGCCAAGGCGAGCGCCTGGCACAACTGGAGAAATGACATGACCCGATTCATCGGAGAAATCAAGGACGACGCCTATGCTGAGGCGCCCGAGGACGACGCTTGCCACATCGGCTTCCTGCAGCACTCACGCTACTGCCTGGGCACCAAGCGCTGCACGTCGGAAGAGCTGCAGGCCATCGAGAAGAGCAAGGCGGTGTGGCTGCCGGTCTATGCCTACGTCCACAGCGGCTCGACCATCTCGACCAAGCCCTTCTCCTGCCTGTGGGACTCGGGCCAGTCGGGCATCGCCTGGATGGCCTACGAGGACGCGCTGTCGATCTTCGGCGAGATGAAGTTCGGCAAGAAGGTGCTCACCGCGGCCGGCCGGGCGAAGGCTGAAGAGTACATCCGCGGCACGGTCGAGTGCTTCGACAAGTGGCTCACCGGCGAGGCCTGCGGCTGGGTCATCACGGACACGCAGACGGGTGAGGAGGTCGACTCCTGCTGGGGCTACTACGACCGGAAGGACTGTGAGCAGCAGATGATGGAAGAGCTGGCGCGCCACAACCAGGACGCGGACGATTCGCTGAACCTGGCCTCGGTGCAGGCGGGAGTGCTGCTGTGATCACCACCGACGACATCATGGCGCTGGCCGCAGCAATGCTCCGAGCTGGCCCGAACTACGACGGCACGATCAGCGAACTCCGCGCAGCCGTCGCCGCCCTGGTGGCCGAGCGCGATGCTCTCAAGGCACAACTCGAAACCCCGCCTGAGTGGCACTCTGGCCTTAAAGAGTTCGGCCTTGAGGCGCCTACACCGAGAGCGTTCGCGGAACGCATGTATGCCCGGTGGTCGAACAGAATGGACACCATCACGGTCGAGCGGGATGTGCTGCGCCGCCAGTTAGGCAAGTGCCTGAAGAAAAACGATGCGCTGCGCCAGGACGCCGAGCGGTTCCGTGCAATCAGGCAGTGCCGAAAGACGGTGCAACTCTACGTCTACGAGGTCGCCGACGATCCATTCTCGGGGGGTTGGTCGTACAAGAACGACCCAGAAGACTTCGACAAATTTGCAGACGCAGCAATGGGAGAGCAGAAATGACCAAGCCCTATCCAGCCCTTTGCCGGGATTGCTACTACAGCACACCGGACCCCCATAGTGCCTGGACGTTGTGTTGTAAACACCCCGTTGTAAACGCTGGCGATGAGTGGGCACTGTCTTCAACAGAAATCCGTGGAACAAGTTGCACCAATGAGCGCGGTAAAACTAACTGGTTCGCCAAGTGTGGCAAGGCCGGTAAATTGTGGGAGCAGAAATGACCGACCTCCGAAGCATCGCCCTTGTCATTCTGCTTACTGGCTGTAGCCGCATGACCCAGCCGAGCGACATTACCGTGGCACTTGAACTTTGCAGTCAGCGCGGCGGCTATTCACACGTTGCGCGATACCAAAACGGAAATAACCTGCTCATCAACTGCAAGGATGGCACCGCCATTGACGTGCTACTACCGGAGGGGAAGAAATGACCGACGCACTGACCAAAGCCGCGCAGGCGGCGCTGGATGCGCTGGATAACGCAATCGACCATCTGCCCAAGCCGTACAGCACGGGTTGTTCGAACGCCGCAACTGATCTGCGCGCAGCCCTTGCCGCGCAGCAGGCCCCAGACCTGATCCCGCAGGACGCTCTGTTTTCCTGCCCGCAGATGGGCAATAGCGTCACGCGGGTCACGCAGCAGGCCGCGCAGCCGGTGGC